ATTATCTGCTTGAGGCAGAGAGTAGTTACTGATATCTAGATCATAGTAGTAACAATGAAACTCAATGTTTGGTTGCCAGTTTTCTTTAAACTCATTGAGAAGTTTAAAGGCATTCTTCTTTAGTTTCTTTTCATTAAAGCATGTAACAATTTTATAATTCATAGGGTTCAATTATTCCTTTTCCTGCAAGGTATGTGTAGTCTCCATTCCATTCAGAGGCATAGATACCATCTATTGATCTGGCACACTTCCATTCTTTAAACCACGGACCACCTGTAGTAAAGTGTACGTTCTTAGCTTTCATATCTTCAGGCGAGTGTCCATCAAGCCAGTTCCATTCCTGATGTATCGTTCCAATGTCAGAGTCTTTGTCAGGCAACCACTCAAAGCCATGCAGCCATGATCCTGACTGTGTGTTAACAACTTCAGGAGTTAGCTTTCTATTTAGATCGTGTCCACAGTTCCACAGAATAAGACTTGACCAGTTCTTCCTGCGATAGTGTTCCTGCTTCTTACCATCCATCTTGTATTCTTCAGCAGGTTCATACTGATGCTTAACACAATAAGCTGGATAGTAATCCATGTTGTACTCTTCAAAGATTTCATTGATATCAGTACGTAGATACATGTCACAGTCCATGTACAAAGCCCAACCCTGATACATATTCAGAGCAGGTACAAGAAAACGTGAGAAGCTAAACTCAGTAGAGAATGGCTTGCCATCTATGTCATCAATCATCTGTCCATCTTGAACTGTGTGCTTACGATTGTACATGCCCATACGTTCCAGAATATCCAGACGCAGAGGTTTGATGTCTACGTTGTCAACAGCAATACGTTCAATCGTAAACTTTAAAACCTCATAGGCTACATCTTCTCTTGGGTCATACCCAATGTAAACTGTGTTAGGTGACTTTCTCATATATAACTCCATAGTTAAACGTTATACTATTATATATCATAATAGCTTTATTGTCAAGGACTTTCTTGGCGCACTTGGCAGGACTCGAACCTGCAACCTACAGATTAGAAGTCTGTTGTTCTATCCAGTTGAACTACAAGTGCTAGTATGTTGTATTTCTTTTAGATATTTTTTACCTTTTTCTGCTATTTCTTTTATAGTTCTAGTACAAACTACACAAAAGGTTTGTGTTGGATCAAGCTTACATTGTTTCTGACACTCCATGCTTTTCTCCTTTGACTCCTCAGTGGGCCACCAGTTACACCCCACACGATCCACCATGACCTGTAATGTCACAGATGTCATGTGTCTCAAGACCTTCTTCAAACTCCTCACCAAGTTTTTCTACAGCTTCAGAATACGGCACCGAAGATAGAGGCTGTCCTCCTCTACATCCATCAGGATACACGGTGAAGCCACGCAGTCTGTGAGCATAAGAAGCAAGAGTATCAGTAAACTCCTCAACAGTATCTTCATTGTTTAGTTTACTCCCCCACTTAGGCAGATTGATCGTACTGCTGATAGACATATCAACATAGTCCTGTACGTCTGCCTGAAACTTCATGCGTCTCTGATAGTCTTCTGCAAGATCAAGGGCTGACTCAATGTTCTTTGGATCAACGCCATAGAGATCAATGATCTCCTGTGCCGCACTGTCCACCACATACTGATAGTGCCAACGATTACCACCCTTCAGATACCTGCGCTTATAAGCAACAGCAAAGATAGGCTCAACACCTGTAGATGTTCCTGCAAGAATACCTATTGATCCAGTTGGAGCAATGGCTCTATTAGCGACAGGACGACTACAGCCAAGAGTATCAGCAAAGCTGGAGCTAACGTGATCACTAACTCCTTTATATACCGATAGCCATTTGTGAAGTCCTTCAGTAACTTCATACTTCTCTCCTCCTTTGATAAGCCATTCATGCATACCCATCAGACCAAGACCAAGCCTACGGTTCTTCTCACGGGTTTCATAAACTTTAGCATATGGAAGCTTTGCTCTGAGTGTACCGCATAACAAGAACTTAGTACCAAGCTCTACTACTTCAGCAAACTCTGAAAGACTTTCGATCCTGCCCATGTTAACAGACCCAAGATTACACACATCACTATCATCAGCCGATGTAACTTCAGTGCAAGCGTTGCGAAGCGTTTCATTCTCTTTATCAAAGAAGTTGAATGAGAAACCCGGCTCGGCAGTTGATAGGGCTTGACGAACATTCTGCTTAAAAGTATCCCCAACATCTCCTGTCTTCCAATAATTAAGTAACCATTCTGTGTCATAGTTTACACTAACATTTGTCATATCAAGAGGAGCATTAAAGTTAAAGTCTTGCTCCTTAACTTGACCAACAGAGAATCCTGTCTCTCCGACAGGCATGTCATACCAGTTCTTGCTGGTAAGAAACTTATCTACATCAGGATGTTTCCAGTTCAGGCTGGCATAGATAGCAGACCTACGACTACCACCCTGCATAACCCTGCGACCGATTTCGTTGATCATCTGCATCTTAGGTATAGGTCCACTGGACAGACCACCAGTACCATTAAGGATACGTCCCTCTTCACGATAGACAGAGTAGTCAATACCAATGCCACCGCCTGTCATAAGACAGGACTCAGACTTCCATGAGATGTCTGCCCAATCTTCTCTGGTATCCTCCTCTGCTTTGAGCAGGTAACAATTATTAAAAAACTTATTCTCTCTACCTGCATAGTAGAGGTAACGACCACCGGGAATAAACTTTAGGTCAGTGATCATACGCTTCAGTGCGTCTCTGTCATCCTTACTTAGATATTCTTTACATACATCATCCACCAATACAGATGACAGTGCGTCCCATGTCTCACACCCATGATGGGCGTACTTGTGTTTGAAAATGTCTTCGCTAAACTTAGAGCGAAACATTGGGTTCTCGTTAGATCGAAATTGTGGCATAGGTTTGTCCCCCTTTAATTATCGTATTCCATTTCCAATATGAGTTGGGCGTAGTGGATAGCCTTCTCTATGTCTTTCCTGCCTTCTCCTTTGGTGCGATGGCGAGTGATGTATTTTATCACATTGCCCTCTAGATAGTCAAGCCCATTGGCATGAATATATTCTACTGGTTGTATCTTGCATCCCTTGTAATGTTGTCCTCCAACTTGTTGCTTTAATGCTTTAGCTTCTTTTGTACGCCTCATGTAATAAGAATAATTTCCCTCCTGTATAGGATAGTTTGCATGGTCATAGGAAAGAGTTAATTTTTCTTCTGATTTCATTAGCGTTCTCCGATGTTATAGTTTTAATAGCAAAGCTTCTTACTACTTTAGGTTCTAATCCAGCAAGCTCACACGTTGCCTCAAAGTTTTCACAGGTTACTCCAATAGAGCAGAAGACCCATGCGCTTGCCTGATCACGATGCAACACTGTCTCTAAACTTTCAGTAGGTTCTTTAGGTTTGGATAGGTCTAGTAAAGCCTGAAGGATTATGGCAAGATGCAATGTCTTGTCTGAATCTTTCTCGGTTAGATCATACAGTGTACCGAAGTCCGGTACTTCATTTGTCATCAGACCCTATCCTTTCTACTTTTACTATGTCTTTATGAAATTTTCTTTGTCCACTTAGAACGTGATATAAATGACTGATATTGTATCCATCTATGTTTCTTAGCGTTTGGCATTCTTCAGTGTGACCATCTTTAAATGTTATAATATATGGTCCTTTAAAATTAGGATGTTTTTCTCCCATTTTACTAGCACTCATCTTCGCACGAGTTTCAGCACTAGCAGTCCTGCCTATGTTAGCAGCACTTAACTTCGCACGAGTTTCAGCACTAGCAGTCCTGCCTATGTTAGCAGCAGCTATCTTCGCACGAGTTTCAGCACTATGGGATTTTCCATAGCTAGGATTTTTTTCTCCCATTTTACTAGCACTCATCTTCGCACGGGTTTCAGCACTGTGAAACTCAGGAGTGACAAACTTTACAGAACCTACCTGACCATTGTAATACAGTCGCTCACCACAGGGCAGCAGTTCCGGTGAGAGTACATCATTGTCTGTCTGGAAATGTACCTCACCGCTCACCACCCCACCTCTTGTTTTATAATTACAGATAATCTCAAAGGTAAACTTATCTTTACCAAGACGCTTCATGTCTTCTTTGAGTGGCTTACATGATCCTGCGTACACTCTCCAGTTAGATTCTCTGACACGTTTTCTTTTTCTATAGGTATGGTAGAACTTCCTACCAATATATTTCCTGCCACTAACAGTGTTTGTTATAAGGTAAACAAAACCATAGTATGTATCAGTGTCTA